AGCATCAAAGGCTCGGTTGATCCCCGGCTTGATAGTCTCCTTCCAGACGCCACGGTCAAAGGTGGCACCTGTGTTGTTCGTCTCAAAGATGACGTAATAGTCATCAGCGGTGGAGGAGCTATCCCCAGAGACCTTCACCACGAACCCTGAGGGGGCTACGTTAGGGAGGTCAGTGAACCTCTGGATTTTATCCTTGATGGTGACGATATTCCGGTCACCGTTGCTGTCCTCAGTCTTCAGCGTGAAATCAGCCCCATCGTTCCTCTTGATGTGGATGGTGGAGCCTTCTAGGGCCAGCGTCCAAGCGATAGAGGCAGAGACATAATCCCACCGGCAGGTATTATCAACGATGTTGGTGCCAGTGCCGGTAGGACCACCAGAGCCAGCAGAGGTGCCAGCCTGGGTACACTTGTACCAGTTACCCCCGTTGTTCCTATAGTCCCCCACAACGTATGCCGTGGCGGCAGCCCAGTTGCCATTAAGGTTGTTCGTTAGGCTGTTCTTGAGGTCAGTGGCAATCTGGTTAGTCTTGATGTCAGACGCGGTTGTATCGTGGGTAGTCTTTGAGGCTACCGTCTGACTGTTGATGATGACCTTATAGTCAGTGGTGTAGTTGCCCTGCTTGACGTATACCAAGCCTTGGAAGCCTGGGTTAGTGGACAGGTCGCTACCGTCCATCGCTACCGTCTTCTCACGGTTCACGATGAAGGTATAGTCAGCGATGGTCTTAGCCCTGAAGGCGGTAGCAGCGTCACTAACGTCCAGGTATCCCGTACCATTCGGGAACGCCACAGTCTTCTCAACACCGTTCAGGTCAAAGACCTTCAGGTTATTGTCTGTTAGGACAACCCAGTAGCGTTCCGTGGCATCCCTGTTGATGAGGTGCATGGTTGCAGCCGCAAGGGTGCCGTTGATGATCTTGGCAATATACTTGGTCGGAGGACGCTTGATTAGCCCCTCAACAACCGAAGAGTAAGCGTTGGTCTGGGCAGTCCCTTGGGAGGGGAGCCTTAGGGCATCCGACTGCTGGGAGACCCCATTAATGAGGTTAGGGATGGGTACGTTGATGAGCGTCATTGACCACCTTACTTCACATACCCACCAAAGGGGCCTCTCTGGACGATCTTGGCGATTTCGTAGTTGTCAAAGATGGAGTAGTCAGCCGTGTCACTCTCGGCATGGAGGAACGCAGCGTAGGCCAGCTTCTCCTCATCCTCGGTGAAGCCATCCAAGGTCTCAGACCCCACCATCCTCTTCTGGAAGATGCGGGCAGCCTTGACGGTGATGTACCGCCTAGCCGCCTCAGGTAGCTCCTCAAAGTCCAAGGCTAGGACCAGGGTGCAGTAGTACGTGGATGCCCCAGTGAAGGCATACGTATGGTTCTTCCTGTCGTACATCTTCGTGCCCCTCATCACGGCATCCACCGTGGTAGGGCTTGTGATGTCCACCCTCAGGGTGTTCGCAGGGGGCTTCAGGTAGTTGTCCCCGTCAGGGGTCAGGGGGTAGTCATATTCAGAATTGAAGTGCCACCCCTTGGTCTGGACGGACTTGGAAACTTCATCCAGAATGTTCTTCGCATTGACCACATCAGCAGTCTGGGAGCCTTCAATGGTGTTGACTGGGCTTTCATTGATGGTGCCCAGCATCACGTTCACCGCTTCCAGCTTAGTGGTGGGGGTAGGAGATGCCATGAGGTGTGCCTATTAAGAAAAAAAAGGGAGGCCCCAGGAGAACCCTAGAGCCTCCCTTTGGGAGTTACGTGGCGATGATGCCGTGATTGCGGAGAGCGGTCAGGATAGCCGCAATCTTCGCAGTGACTTCCTTGAAGTTGTTATTCAGGGTAGTCTGGTTGAAGGAACCACCAACATCATCCACAGTACCATCAGCAGTGCCGACAGCATGGGTGAGGCTGGCAATAGCAGCTTCCTGCTCACCAACAACCTTTAGATCATTGACCTTCACACCGCCAATGGAGGCCGAAGCCTGAACCTTATCAACAGCCATTTCTAGCTCCTATTAGGCAGTGATGATTTCGATGGCGCACTCGGGGCGCAGGATGCCGTGACCCATGGCGTACTTGGCAACCAGCAGGGTGCCCTGGTAGCGAGCCGAATATTCACTCTCAGTGGCGAGGTCCAGCAGCTTCACAGTACCGAAGGCAGCCTTCTGGAACACCAGACCATAGGTGTTGGAGAAGTCGCCATGGTAGGTGTTGTTGGTGCCAGTCTCCTGGGACAGGTTGGCAGAGGGCAGGTGGTTGCTCTTAACGATGTGAACACCAGCAACCTTCAGGACCTTACCATCCGCATAGACACCCGAGCCACCCCAGTCACGGTTGATGACATCAGTGGTCTGCACCAGCAGGTAATACTGGGCGGGACGGACGATGGCATACCGGTCATTAGCCGGAACGTTCTTCTCGTCAAGCTTCTGGGCAGCAGTGAAGATGGAGCCGGCTAGAGAGGCACCGTTGGTGTTGGCATCAGCATCGGTAATCTGGGCACCACCGTTGCCACCGCTGATGGTCGCGGAAGCACGGGCGGCAAGGCAACCGACCTGGAGCAGCTGCTTGTCAGCCTTGTTAGCCAGGGCACGGCCCAGTTCCGCGCTATAGATGCTCCGCACATCGTAGTGGTTCATAGCCTCGTCAATGTTGGCGACGAAGGTATGGGCCACCAGGAGGCTATCAATAGAGATAACCTTCTCGTTGTGCTTGATAGCGTTGCCGACCAGTTCAGTACCGGGGGTATGGTACGCAGCAGAGGCAGTACCGGTCACCGGGAACTGGGCGGACTTGCCGTTCTCAATGGTACGGACCAAATGGAGCGGCATAACCACGTTCTCTTCAGCGAACGTAGTCAGCACCTCGCCAGCAAACTTCTTCAGGAACAACGCGAGAGCGTCACCCGAAGCGTTCACCTGACCTAGGCGCGATACCGTAAAATCAGACATTAGTAGGAAACTCCAGTGAAGAGTGTAGGGTTGCTTCCCTAGAACTCCCCACTCACCACAAAGGTTGTCCGGTCGGTGTCTCTCGCGGGAGACCCTTAGGGGCCAAAGTGTTTCGTGGTGTTCTTGGTACGCTTGGCGGGGTGGCGGACTAGGATGGAACCCTAATAATCGCCGCACTACCCCTTAGCAGCCGCCTTAATAGGACTGCACTGCGTAATCACTGGAGACTGATGGTGCTGACAGCAAGGACTTGAACCTGCAACCGCCACCTTACAAGGGTGGTGCTCTATCAATTGAGCTATGTCAGCATGAGGAGGAAAGCAGGAGAGCTACCCTGGCGTAGCTCCCTGGCGCACCCTAGGAGGGACCAGGAGGGTGGCCCACCTACTACAATGGTGGGTCTTACAACAGGTTAATAGCCAGCAGCAGCTAGGCGATCAACCAGGGCCACTAGGGCCTTATCCTTGGAACGGATGGTATTACCGGCAGTGTCATTGAACTGAACAGTCCCGTCACCACGCTTGGTAATGGTGACCTTACTGCCAATAGCGGGGCCAACACCGGTATAGATATCTAGAGTATCTAGAATTTCGGAGTAGCCCACCATAGAGGTATCAGGCATTTTCTACTTCCTTAAATCTTGCTCTTGGCTAGGCGGGCTTCAACCATCTTGTGATACGCCTTGTCCCCTGACTTGTACCGGGGGTCAGACATATCCCTCTGGACTTCCTGCCAGGACTGGTAGGGGGCAATGTTGCTGCTGGAGCCACTGTTACCACCTAGGAGGTTAGGCTCAGAGCCTTCAGCGGCTACGTACTTGGCCTTGAGGCCATGGACAGCCAGCTTGGCCTTATTAGCATCCCGGCTGTCTACAGCATCGTTGAATGCGTCGATTTCCTCAGGAGAGAGGTTCTTGGCAGCCCAGGCAATAATTTCCCCGTACTTCTCAGAACCGCCCACAACGGACTGGACATCTGAAATGTACTTGTTGGCGATTGCCCGCTTGCCCTCGATATACGCATCAACGGTGTCCTTATCGAACCCCGCTTTCTGGAGCTTCTCGTAACTGGCTTCTGATAGATTGCCAGTCTCACGGAACTCCTTGTCAAAATCCTGGACGTTGAGGCCAGCCTTCTCAAGGATGGACTGGACCTGGGCGTCCTTCTGGGCTTCCTGCTGGTTACCCTCAGGAGTTTCCTTAGATTGCTGCTCCTGGTCCTTAGGTGCATCCTGGGGGGCCTTGGTGGCCTTCTTCTCCAGTTCCGTATAGGACTTGACTAGATCGTCAAGCCGCACCTCACCCTTGTCATTGTCCCAGAACTTCTCAGGGATGTGCTCAGGGCGCTTAGGGGCTTCAGCAGTAGGGGCATCAGGGCCGGCAATAGTAGGCTGAACCTGAACGGTGGTGGTAGTCGTCATTAGAAGTCCACTACGATGTTGCCATTGGGGAGCTTGGCGTACCTACGTACCTTAGTCCACTCTTTCACACCAGCCGCCTTGGCAGCCAGCTTGGCTTTATCTTCATCGTTCTCTTCAAGCACCTCAACCACCTTCTCAGGCTTACTCTTGTCCTGGCTTTCCTGCGCCATTCGCTAACTCCATTTGTTTACCCAATACATTCACAGCGTTGGGACCTAGACGGTCAACCAACTGGCCCATCATGGCCCGCTCTTGCTCCTGAGCGATTTCCTCAGGGGTCTTAACAAGTCCCTTAGTCTCAATCCCCAGAGCCGTTGCACGCCTCTTGAGGTAATCCCCAACGTTGAGATACTGGCCCACAATCTCAGGGCCAAGCGTCTGCAAGGCACCGGAAATGAAGACATCCAGCTTGTTGAGGTCGTGGCCTCTACCAAGGGCTTCCAGGCCGGTCACGATGGACGGACGGACGGTACCCTTAGGGAGGGTCGGCAGGCGCTTCTGCTTCTGCATCTGGGCCATGAGCCGGTTGACCAGCGGTAGCTGGAACTCCTGGCTCAGGATGCTATAGACGCCACCTAGGGCATCCTCTAGCTCCCCTGCCATGTACCGGATTTCCTCAGCGGTCACCCTCTCCCCGTTCCGCTGGATAGCGGTGTTCATCAGGAAGGCGAAGGCAAGACGCTGGTTGATCTGTTCAATGGTCTCCATGGCAGTACGGAAGTCGTGATACTTCTCCAACTGCACCACAGAAACATCATCGGCCTTGCCCGGCTTGATGGAACCGTTAGGAGCCTCAGCCAGGGTCTTCTGGTCGGTAGTCCCGTTAGGGTCAACCAGGATGAGCACCTTGGCGGCAGCAGCAGCGGCCTCCACGATGGCCTTGGTTAGACCTTCAAGGGCCAGGAGGTCACCTAGGTACTCCTCGCAGTACCCCCGCCCGTAGTCCTCACCGTCAATCTTGGTGAACCTGAGGACAATCCAGGGGGTCTTATCCAGGGGGTAGGTGCCATAGCTGTCAGGCACTCGCTTACCCTTGATTTCCTGGTAGACTTCCCACTTGTCGTCCACTCGCTTGACGTGGGTGAACAGGGCACAGGTCTTCTCATCCTGCGTCAGGTCACCGGAAATCAACTCCTGGACGTTCTTGGGGAGAGTGTTAGGAGCTACGTCTTCCTTGGTGACAATCTCTAGAACATTCCCCATGGGGTCACGCTTGGCCACAAAGCGGTCCAGGCGGAAGACCCTAACGCCACCCTTGGGGGCTACGTAGAGGAGAACGTTGCCAGCCATTAGAAGCTGCTTGAGGGCCTCAAAGACCGAGACACGGATAGCCGTGGTCTCAATCTCATCCATGATGGCCCGCTCCATCTTCCCCAGGGCTTCCTCAATCTCCGTCCGTGCCTCTGGGGCTTCTGCCAACTGTTCAACTAGGTATTCATCTACCTTGAACCGGAAGAAGGGGGAGTTGGGAGGGAGGATAGCCAGTAGGAGCTTGGACGCGAGGTTGTTCAACCCTCTCGCCCCTAAGCCCTGCCAGGGGGTGGGGAGGATGGAATTGAAGGTGTGACCCTCGGGGGGCAGTAAACTCGGGATAGTAACTTTGGCACATTCCCTAGCCCGCTGTAAGAACGGGTCTCGGAAGTGCTCTAGCTGGGAATATCGGGAACCAGCACTCCCCTCGGGGTATGTTTCCATTTATTGGCCTGGAATATTCAGTCCTGGCCCTATCGGCCTGTTGCGTGAGGGCCTTAGGTCCTGTTGCGTCCGGTCCTTCTGAGGCTCTGGACCACCACCAATCTTGTGGTTAACGGTCTGAGTTGCCTCCTGGATGGCTATGGACGGCTTGTTCTGTAATGGGTTAGACCGGACCTGAAGAAACTGTCTGGTTCCTCTGTCGAAACACATGGCGTTAACTCGGGATATTCAGGCCGGTCCCTTGACCTGGGACCTGGGCACGGTCAATACGAAGCCTAGAAGTCCCCTTCCTACGGGCAACAATACTGGACCGTTCGTTCAGCTTGCTCGCACCCTCTTCATTCAAGACAGGAGCCTTAGGGGGTTCCTCAGGGGCCGGTGGAGGGGCAGGGATGGGCTTCGGGGGAGGAGACGGCGGCGGGGGGTCTGGTTCGTTGAAACACATTCCCTTTAGAACTCCACAGTTCTGCTATTAAGGATATTTTCGTTCTGTCGTCTGAACTGTTCTCTTAGGAACCTCACTACACTCCTTTGGCCTGACTTATACCAGACTTCCCTATCAGTCCACTTTAGGTCAGCAGATTGTTCCGGGAAGCGAGCTTCTAGTTCTTCTATGAGTTCTATAGACAGAAGGGATTTGAGATTAGTGTCATTCATCTAGTAGGGCTATCCCCTATAGGAGGACATTAGGGTGTAACCTATAGCTACCCCTAATGTCGCTCTATAGTGCAACTTAATTCATTCGCACTTCTTACGGCCTGTCTCAGGGTCGATATAACAGGCTGTACCCTGGTTTTCCTCTGAGGATGGAGTAGCGTTCAGGATACCCTCTCGTCTACCCCCAGGGCGGTATGTGGTGCAACCTTTGGCTCCCCCTTCCCATGCCTTGAAGTAGACCCCCATGAAATCAAGCCAACAGATATCTGAGGGGACATTACAGGTCTTGGAC